GCGTGAAACTCTTAGCCCGAACGCGGAAGTGAGCCACGCCGTAGGCGTTGGCTCTAGCAACTGGTTAGACTTCTTTTTCTTATGAAATTCTCTCGAACATGGGCAATGCCTAGCGGTGACACATTCAGCGTCCCGCCAATCGGCGCATTCGTGCGCAGCTACCTCGACGCGGCCACCGTGTCCGTCGATCCGTTCGCCCGCGATAAACGGTGGGCAACGCATACCAACGACCTAAACCCGGCGACTCAGGCCGAGCACCACATGGACGCTGAAAAGTTCCTTCTGCTGCTGGGCACGCAGGACCTGAAGGCCGACCTCGTAATCTTCGACCCACCCTACTCGCCGCGACAAATCAGCGAGTGCTATAAATCTGTAGGGCTGGAAGTCGGCATGAAGGAAACTCAGTCGGCGCTGCTCTACCAGCGCGTGCGAAACGCCATCATGCCAATCCTCACGGAAGACGCTATCGTGCTGTCTTTCGGGTGGAACACCGTCGGTATGGGGAAGAAACACGGATTCGAGATAATCGAAATCCTACTGTGCTGCCACGGCGGAGCGCACAACGACACGATTTGCATGGCCGAGCGGCGCATACCCTCGACGCAAGATGAACTCGGCCTTGTCTAACAATAAAGCTCAGACACGCTCCACATGAATACCAACCAAGTCCCGAGCGTTACGCACGCGCCCGACAACCCTCAGCGTGGAGCGTTGTCTGTGGCGGGTGGTTGGGCCACGGGGGACAAGGGTCGCGATGCAACCATGCTCGCGCACTTCGAGCGCGGCGAGGCGTGGCAATGCGCTGAGTGTCAAAAACTCAACGGCTCTTTCAACCGGCGTTGCTGGAACTGCAAAAAGTGGTCCAACAGTCGGGATGACCTACGGCCATAGCGCGAATTACAAAATGGAAACGCAACCGCTCTCAACATCCGCCCACCAAGGAACCGCTATGGCCGTTAGGTCTGGCCCGTGGTTGGGCCTCTGTTGTCTTTGCGGCGCCGGAATCACGAGACAGAAAGCGCCGCCCGCGTGCCACGTAAGATGCCTCTCATGCACTGCCTGCAAGAAATCATCGGCGCGCGAAATAAAACGCCGCTGGAGACAAAGCGACAAAGGACAAGCTGCGCGCTGTCGCGAATATGAAAAGCGTGCCCAACAGCGTCGGGAAATGGCACAGGAAAACTCAAAATGCGCCACTTGCGGTTGTGGACTACCGCCACCGGACAAGCTGCAAGGCTGGACGCAGAGAAAGTGCATCTCGTGCTCGGATGCGGCACCGTCGCGACAACCGGAGGTAAAGAGGAAAAGTCTACGCGATTCCTATCATCGGAACACTGGTCGATGGAAAGAGCGTCATGCGCAGTGGGTCATCGCCAACGAAAAATGGGTGCGCGAATACAACAGCTACTGGGCGCGGACGAAAAAGAAGCACTCGCTATCGTATGCCGCACAACTCTTGAGGCGCGGGACTAGACTTAGTCACCGCAACATTCCGCGCGCCCTGCGCGAAGTGAAACTAATCGAAATACAAATCAAAAGGATGCTGAATGAAAAACGTAACTGAACTCAGAAAAGAACTCGCGGAGGTTTTCGCTGACCTCAAATCGGGGAAATTGGCACCGGCCACCGCCACGGAGATGAACAACGCAGCCGGAAAGATGATCGCGACCGCGAAGCTGCAGCTTGAGCACGCGGCGTTGCGCAAAGAAAAGCCAAACATGGAATGGCTCAAGGAGTGAGCTTTCTTGGCCCAACCATACGATATGCCACACGAAAAAATGAAGGTAAGACGTAAAAGCCTTTGGCGCAGTAAGAACAATCAAACGGTGCGCAAGTTTGCAAACATGCGTGCAGCGAAGGAGCGACGGCGGATTGAGCGGCTGTCTGCTGCCGTGGTCTTGCCAGATACCTCGCACGTAGTCGTGCCTCGCCGCGCGCGGCCGTTGTTCACCATCACGATTCGCTGCCGAGACGGCGCGGTGGAGCGGTTGCGGATCTATGAGGGGCCGTTTGGGCTTTCAATTTCCGCGACAATGGTCGGGCGTAAGATTGCGACGACAGTCGCAAACTACCGTCCAATTTAATCTCATGGCCTCGCTCGTCTGGACACCCCACTGTGCGCTCAAGGTGCCGAGCCGTGAGCAATTTGCTGCGCTCGTGGCGCAGCATGGCGAGGCGCGCGCGCGTGAGATGCTCGGCGAAATCCACGCACAGCGTGAGCACGCGATTCGCCAGGAGAAACACGACCCACTGCGTAATTCGCTGTTTACGCCGGTCACGTTTGCGCGCGCGAGCGAACTCATCAAGCAGCGCGATGAACTCCTGTTGCTCGGCGGCAACCGCGAGGGCAAGACGCGGTGGGCGGTCAAGCACGTGGTGGAGCAGCTTGTGACCAAGCCCGGCCAGCGGTGGGCGATGTTCCACACGACCGAGCGCTCTTCGATCAATCAACAACAAGGCAAGGTGCATGAGATGCTGCCGCCGGAGTGGCGCGATCTGGGCAAGGAGGGCCAGCACGTCTACGTGAAGTTTTCCGCGGCCGGCGGGTTTGGCGGCTACCAGCAATTCATTTTACCGAACGATTCGCGCGGGATGTTTTTCAACTATTCGCAGAAGCCCAACGTGCTCGAGGGCTACGAATTTGACGGGGTGTGGTTCGACGAACTCGTGCCGCTCGAATTTATCGAGGCGATGGAATACCGCTTGGGCCAAGGGCGGCGGCTCCAGATCCTCACGACGTTTACGCCCGTCACCGGCTACACGCCCGTGATCGCGCGCTATCTGGCGGACGCAAAGATCGTCGAGACGCTGCCGGCGCCGCTCCTCGATCCCAACCAGGTGCACGTGAAGGGCTGCCCGCGGGGCCATATGCCTTACGTGATGGAGTGCCCGAATGGGCGTGCGGCGGCGCTGTTCTTCCACAATGGGCTCAACCCCTACGGCGCCGGTAAAGAGGTGGCGGCGCGCACGCTGGGCAAGCGGCCGGCGGAAATCAAAATCCGCGCCTACGGGTGGGCGGACAAGGGCAGCGGCCAAGCCTTCCCGCGTTTCGACCCGGCGGTGCACCTCCTCACGCGCGAGCGGTTCAACGCGATTGCGCGCGCCGGCGGCACGCGCTATTGCGTGGCCGATCCGGGCGACGCCAAGAATTGGTTTATCAAATGGTATTTCTGCACGCCGGCCGGGCATGTGATTATTTATCGCGAGTGGCCCGACCAGCCGCGCTACGGTAATTGGGCTGAACCGCCCCTCGCGGCCGACAAGGTGGAGTGGCGCCCCGGCGCCGCGCAGCGCATGGAGGGCGGCAAGGGCATCCAAGAATACAAGGATCTCGTGCGCCAGGCCGAGGGCGCCGTGTGGCGCGAGGAGGGCGGCCAATGGGATGAGGGCAAGGCTGAGCCGATCTGACGGCGATTAATTGACCCGCGCTTGGGCGGTGCGGCCGTGCCGAGCCAAGAGCAAGGCACGTCGATCATCGACCTCATGGCGACGCCGCTCGCCGATGGCAAAGGCCGCCTGCGCTGGCCGGCGATGTATTGGGACGATGCCCCGGCGACGGGCGTGTTTGAGGGCGTGCAGCTCCTCAATGCCGCGATGGCCTACGATCTCGACCAGCCCGTAGACATCACGAATTGCCCCCGGTGGTATGCGGTGGACGACTGCCTCCAAACGATCCGCGCCTACAACGAATACACGTGCCGCGAAGAGGGCAGCTATTCGCAGCGCGACGCGCTCAAGGACATCGTGGACTGCGACCGCTATTTCGCCAAGGCCGATCTCGGCTACATCGAACCGGGCCTCTTCCGGGCGCGCGGCGTGTGTGCGTATTGAAAAATGAAATCCAGCATAAAAGATTTTAAGCGAAAACTATGGCTTGAACTGCGCCGCAGATTTTACAAAGGCGGGCCGGCGGCCCTTGCCAGTGCAATTACCGAAAAACAAGGACGAGCGGCTAAAATTCGTGGCGCGTTATATTATCAAAAAAACAGAGAAAGGGAACTTGAGCGCGCGCGCCTTAGAAGGGCGGCGAACATTAGTGAATTTCGCGAATATGACCGCAATCGCAATCGCATATCTCGCGCCCGATTGCGCGCTTTAGGCCAAGCCGGCGCTCAAATTTCTGTTCTAAAACAAGTCAGCCAACTCAGCCAACACAACACACCATGATTGCTCCTGAATCCAATCCGTTCACGACCATCGAGCGCGCGCGGCTTGCGCTCCTCACCGAAAACGAAGACAGTGTGGCCGCCTGTCATGCGCTCTTTGGGCACTCGGCCGAAACGCTTTTGCGAGGAGCCCAAATGTTTGTGCGCCTCGTGCGCGGCGGTGATACCACGCCGGAAGAATTTATGCAGCGTTACCCCGGCCAGTTCACGCCGGGCTTCATCGACGTGATTCTCCGCATCGGCGAGGGCTCAATGCGCCCCGAGCTAGTGTTCACGCCCTGCGCCGCGCACGCGATTCTTTCGCTCGCGGCCTATGAAGTGCAAACGCGCACCCTCGATCAACCCGTAGTCGATGTCATCATTGACGCTGAGACGGGCGATGTGCTCCGGGTGCCACTCACGGCGATGAACGCAAAAGTGGCCAAACAGGTCGTCACCCGCGCGGGCATACGCTCGCGCGATGAACAACTGGCTTGGCTCAAGCGCCGCCGCATCGGCACCAAGGCCGCCGCCGTAGCTGACTCAACCGAACCGTGGATCGATCGGAAGGATCACGTGGAAATTCTCCGCGAGCATACCCGACTGACAAAACAAGACATGATCCGATTTCTGTCGCAATTAGTGTGATACTCCCATGAACCTCCCCGCCCCCTTCTACCTCACGCGCAAGGCTGTGATCGGTGCCCTCGGCAGTTGGCGGCGGCTCGCCAAGGCGGAGGCGGCGGGGGATTTGCAGCGTGTGCAGATCCCCGGCTACAAGATCGCCCACTACCGGCGCCCGGATGTGGAGCGGCTCGTGGGCTCCGGTAAAGGTGCGCTTGACCGGATAGTTCAGGTGCGTGAAACCACCGCCCCATGAACGCCCAAGACGCATTTCAAGACGACTCCGACGAGAAGGACGAACTCAAGGAGCTTAAACAAGACCTCTGGCAGTGCATCGACTTCGGCGTGCAGGTATGGGACCGCCAAGAACAGGCCAAGCGCGTGCGCTACTGCCAGTGGGAAGGCCAATCGCTCGACGGCCGCAAGCACGCCGATTCGCTCGGCACCGAGGCTCTGCCTTTTGAGGGCGCGAGCGATGCGCGGGTGCCGCTGCTCGATGGCGTGATTAACGAAAAGGTGGCGCTCACCGTGGGCGCTTTCTTCCGCGCGCAAATCCAAGCGACGCCGATCGAGCCGGGCGATGCGCCGCAGGCCGCCGCCGTTTCCAATTTGCTCCGGTGCCTGCGCGACGTGAAGATGCGCGACGAGTTGGAGGTGGAGGTCGAGCTTTCGGCACAGTATATGTTTGGCGACGATCCGGGCGCCTGCGTGGTGGCGGTCGATTGGCTGCGCGATACGCGCCTGGTGCGCCGCGTGGTGACGTTTGACGAACTCGCCGGCATGTATGCCAGCGGGGGCCGCTCGCCGCAGGAGGTGGATTTCTCGCAGCTCGACCCGCAGCTCCTCGGCGATTTCCAAGACCTCGCAACCAACCCCCTCCGCGACCGCGAATTTGTGGCGTGGCTGGCGCGGGCCTTCCCCGCCGTCTCCCTGCGCCTCCTCAAGAAAGCGGGCAAAGCACTGCGCACCGAGGGCGAGGCCGAACTGGCCGTGCCGGAAGTGCGCCAATCGCGCCCGATGGTGACGACCTTGAAACTGTGGGATGAGGTGTTTTTCCCCCTGGGCACGATTGATCTCCAGCGGGCGCGCAACATCCACCGCCGCGAATGGCTCTCGGAAACCGAGCTGCGCGAGCGCGTGGCGACGATGGGCTGGGAAGAATCGGTCGTGGAAGACATCATTGAAAACGGCAAGGGCAAGACCATCGCCGATGGGCACTGGCTCATGCAGCGCGACCGGCTCGCCGGGATTTCCCCGCTGATTTCCAGCGGTAAAGACCGCCTGATTAACGAGCGGCAAAACCTCTTTGAAATCTGGTGGAGCTATGAAAGGCGCGTGGATGAAATGGGCATCGCCGGCATCTGGTGCGTGATGTGGAACATCCATTGCACCGATCGCTGCCTCAAGGCCGAACTCTACGCCGGCCCCGATGGCTTTTACCCCTTTGTGCTGGGCACGCGCGAGCGCGTGGGCCGGCAGGTGACGGATTCGCGCGGCCTCACCAATCCGCTCTCGACCTTTCAGAGCGAGGTAAAGACGCAGCACGACGCCCGGAGCAACTATACCCAACTCGTGGCCTCGCCGCCGCGCAAACAGCGCCTCCTCGCCGGCACACTGGAGGTCGTGCTGGGGCCCAATGCCTCGATCCCCGTGCAGCGCATGGATGATTTTGAAATGATCCAGATGCCGCCGTTTATGGCGCAGTCGGTCGAAATCGAGCGCACCGTAAAAGAGGAACTCGCCGAGTATGCCGGCCGCCAATTGCCGAACACCGATCCGAACCGCGTCGCGCTCCTGCAACAGCACGACGTAAACGCCGTCTTTCGCCTCTGGCGCTCGGTCTTCGGCCAGGTGCTCTCACTTTGCACGCAGTATTACACCCCGCAGGAGATTGAGCGCATCGTGGGCTCGCCGCTCGACCTCAACGCCCTCAAGGGCGGCTTCGACCTCGCGATTGAAATCGACTCGCGCGATTTGAACATGGACTACGCCATGAAGAAACTCGATGCATATACGAAGCTCATCGGCCTCGATGCGGCCGGCGGGCTCGACCGCGGCTCACTCGTGGAATGGGGCGCCGCCTCGTTTGACCCAATCCTCGCCAAGCGCACGCTCCGGCCGATGGAGCAGGTCACGCAAAAGATGATCGACGAGGAACAGGGCAACGTGGCGAAGATGGCCGTGGGCATCGAACCCCACATGCCCGAGCAGGGAATCCCCAACCCCCAACTGCGCCTGCAAACGATCCAGCAGACGATCCAGCAGAGCCAGCAACTCTCGCAACTCTTCGGCCAATCCGAGGGCTTCAAGGCCCTCGTGGAGAACCGGGCGAAATTCCTCTCCATGCAGATCAAGCAGGACGAAAACAAGACCATCGGCCGCCTCGGCACCGCCCCGCTCCAGGGGCAGGCCGGCGGGATGCTCGGCGGCGGCGCGTAACACAATCCCATGCTCATCCCTATCTCACTCGACCCGGACGCTCCGCTCCTCACCGACGAGGAAATCACCGTCGCCCTCGGGCAGATCGACGAAAAGGGCGCACCGTGGCGGGCGCTCATGCAACTCCTCAACGTGCGCTTTGCGCACGCGGGAGGCGCGAGCACGGCGGCGGGCC